GTATATGTGACAGTGATGTATAAGATTATGTTGAGGACAGAATATCAACAGCAGATGAATGAGATGCTACAACCCTTTGCCGTAGCGACGGGAGGTATTAATAGTTTTACCATGTTCGAGAAAGGTCATCGCTATGAAGCATTCATGCAGCCTGAGTATGGACAGGAGAACAATGTAGGGGATATGGGCGATGCGGAGAGAACGTATCAAACTTCTATCGACATTAAGGTCTTAGGATACCTTATTGGAAGTGCGGATAATCAAGTAACGCCGCGCATTGTGGTGAGAGAAAACAGTGTAGAAGTAAAGTTGCCCCGCGAACGGGTAATTTTGGGCGACACGCCTGCGTGGAAGAATGGAAAGTATAATCCATTATAAATTTAGAGGCGCAATAAAAGCATTTGCCCATTTTCATAACTATTTACAGAGAGATAAAACTATTATAGATGAAGCATTGTTTAGGTGTGAAATTCAAATAAGGAGAGCAACGTACTATGTCAGTTAAGAAATTCAAGTTTGTATCCCCTGGAGTCTTTGTTACAGAGGTTGACAATTCGCAGTTACCTGCCCTTCCCAGAGACGTAGGACCAGTGATTATTGGTAGGTCACTTAAAGGTCCATCAATGCGACCCGTTCAAGTTGATTCCTTTTCGGAATTTGTAGAAACTTTCGGAAACCCCATTTTTGGTGGAGGAAGTTCCGATGTGTGGAGAGCAGGCCCAAATGTGTTGGCCCCGTCTTACTCTACTTATGCCGCTCAAGCTTATTTGAGAAATCGAAGTCCTTTAACTTTTGTTAGATTGGCCGGGATCGAAGATCCCAATGCCACAACCGACGGATATGCTGGGTGGGTGATGGAAAACACCGACGGCGCAGTTGGTAGTATGGTAGGCAACGGACAAGAGAGTGGCGGAGCATTTGGATTATTTATGATTCCATCGGCATCTGCCGCTGATGGTGGCTTGGGGACTGGATCCCTTGCAGCAATCTTTTACTGTAATACTGGTTCTATCGGACTCAGCGGATCTTATGCTGACGGTGGCGCCGGCGAGGGAACGATTGCCGTGGTGAAGAGCACGGGCGGAGGTCAACAATATACAGCTGTTGTCAAAGACGGATCGGGAACTGTGAGTGAAAAAGTAGTTTTTAATTTCGATGAGAATAGTAAGTTGTTTATTAGAAATGTTTTTAACACTAATCCTACTTTGACTAACCCATCCACCGATGTGGTACCAGACGATAATCAGAAGACTTTTTTCTTGGGTGAAACATTCGAACGAGCAGTTACTGACTTGGGCACTGAAGCTGACGGCGCCGGAGGATTAGCAGTCATATTGGGACTCGAATCGGGATCCGCAGAACAATGGACCCAACAGATGCCTTCAAAAACTGGTAAAACTGGATGGTTTTTCTCTCAAGATTTTGGAGATCCGAGTTTATATAACCCGCTCAACATGCAAAAACTTTTTAGATTGGTAGCACTAACAGGTGGTGATTGGGAACAGAGCAATCTTAAAGTTTCTATTTCAAACATTTCACCTTCCAACAACAGTGCCGCACCGTATGGAAATTTTGATGTGGTCATACGGCAGATGTCTGATAACGACAGTACCGTGAAAGCGGTTGAAACATTCAGCCAATGCAATTTGAATCCCAACTCGCCCAACTATATTGCGCGCAAGATTGGAGATACGTATACGGTTTGGGATGATACCAATAATCGATATATTGCCTACGGCAACTACACTAACCAGTCTCGCTATCTACGGGTAGAGTTAGATCAGTCAGTAATAGATGCCACCGCAGATTCAAAGATGCTTCCATTTGGTGTTTACGGACCCCTTCGATGGAAGGGATTTACAATTGTAAGTGGCGGAGCAACTCCAATGGAGCTGGGTACGACTGCTTCGGATGCAACACCCGATGACTATGTTCGTGGCACCTCCGCGAGTATGCCAGGAGCAACTGAGTTAACTGGCGCTGCTTTTGCCATGTTTGGTACGGGTTTTAATGACATGACTGCATCTTTTAACTTCCCGGCAGTTCCTTTGCGCACAACGAGTAATGAAGGAATTGTTGTGAACCAGAAGAGTGTGTACTTTGGAGCAACATCTAACAAGGCAAATAGTAATCGCTTTGAACCCTCTATTATTGATATTTTGCGCCGCAAGCCGAACAATGTGGACGACACGGCCCCTACTGCGGTCAACGGATTAGAATATTCGTGGGTGTTTTCCCTTGATGATCTGAGCGGATCGTCCGATGGCGTCTTGGCTACTTATGTGAGTGGCTCCCGGAAAGACTTAACCTCCATGACGGCGGTAGCAGCCGGTACTAATGGGTATAAAGAGGTCATAGATGAAGGTTTCGGTCGCTTCACGACTGTTCTTAATGGTGGGTTTGAAGGACTCAACATTCTTGAGAGAGAACCTTTCCGAAACACTTTACTTGCGAGCACGACTGCGCCAACCAATTATGCCTATGCGTCAATTGACCGCGCCATTGATTCGGTAGCGGATGCTGAAGTTGTAGAGTGTAATATGATGACCTATCCTGGTCTTACAAACACCAATCTAACCAATAAACTGTTAGATGTATGTGAGGCACGAGGCGATGCACTCGCTATCATAGATATTGAAAATGCTTATCTGCCGTCTGCTGAAGACGCAGACGCCACACCAGCGGATCGTATAAAGGCAGTCTCAGAAGCCATCAATTCCCTGGATGATAGAAACATTAACAATAGTTATGGGTGCTGCTACTATCCATGGGTGCAGATTACTGATACCGTAACAACTGGTGGATCACTTTGGGCACCTCCAAGCGTGGTAGCATTAGGTACCTACGCGAGCAGTGAAGCGAGCAGTGAATTGTGGTTTGCTCCTGCTGGATTTAACAGAGGCGGATTAACTGAAGGAAGTGCCGGAATTCCGGTCACTAATGTGCGCTCAAGATTGTCCTCCAAAGAGAGAGATGATTTGTATGCCGCTAACATTAATCCCATTGCCCAATTCCCAGCAGAAGGAATCGTGGTCTTTGGACAGAAGACGCTCCAAGTGACTGCATCAGCGCTGGATCGCATTAATGTACGTAGACTGATGATTTATGTGAAACGTGAGATTTCACGCATCGCCGCGACGTTGTTGTTCGAGCAAAATGTGAGTGCAACTTGGAATCGGTTCCTTAGTCGAACCAATCCATTCTTACAGAGTGTAAAGACTCGCTTGGGACTGACAGACTTTAAAGTATTGTTGGATGAGACGACTACGACACCCGATTTGATTGATAGGAATATCTTATATGCTAAGATTTTCTTGAAACCTGCGCGTGCTATTGAGTTTATTGCTCTTGATTTTGTTATTACGAGATCTGGTGCAAGTTTTGAGGATTAAATTTAGAAGTATCTACTATTTATAGTAGAACGAGATAAAGAGGAGAAATATATTATGCCTTTCTGGAGTGACGCAAAAGTAGCAGATCCTAAAAGATCACATCGTTGGTTGATTGAGATCGGTTCGGCTTTTATTGGTAGCAATATTTCATATATTGCCAAGGGAGTGAATCGCCCCAAGATGACCATAGCATCGACTGACCATAAGTTTCTCAATCACACTTTTTATTATCCTGGGGGAGTGACTTTCGACACTGTAACAGTTAAGTTGGTTGACCCCGCTAATCCTCACGCGACTGAGCAATTATATGATCTGATTCAAGCATCGGGTTATAAATTGCCCGGGTTTATAGATGACTCTGTGGGCGTAGGGCCCCAGGCGCTTACCATTGGTAAGAGAATGGCAACGACTGCTGTCGCTAATGTTAAAATTCATATGTTGAATAGTTTAGGAGAGAAGATTGAAACAATGGAACTTCATAATCCTTGGATTACCAGCATTGATTTTGGTGGCGAATTAGCATACGATCAAGAAGGACTGATGGAAGTCAGCATGGAATTTAAGTTTGATTGGGTTTCCCTCAAAACTTACACTCCAGGCAATGGTCCTGAAGAGCAAACCGCTGCCACTGGATTTAATTCTGAAACAGGTGAAAAACCAGCAGCAGAATAAATTTAAATTAATCGAAGAAAGACGAGGTTTTAATGACAAGAAGAAATAACGAGGAGCGTCTCGGCATGCCCTCCCCAGGAGCAAAGCATGCAGCGGAGGCTCCACCAGTATTCAATTCGCTGCCAACCCCCGAACAATCACCACAAGAAAATTCACTCTCTTACGTTTCACCAACTGAGTTGGTGGAACTTCCTTCTCAAGGGAAACTATATCCCGAAGATCATCCATTACATGGAGTGAAAGAGATTGAAATTAGAGAGATGACCGCGAAAGAAGAAGATCTTCTTACGACCGAATCTCTTATTAAGAAAGGCGTTGTTTTTGATCGCCTGCTTAAGAATCTGCTGGTAGATAAGTCTATTAACATTGATGAATTGCTTATCGGCGATAAAAACGCGCTACTGATTGCGGCACGGATCAATGGGTATGGCAACATATATGCCACCAATGTATCATGTCCTGTATGTGGCGATGAGGATAAGGATTATGAATTTGATTTAGCGGCATGCCCAACTAGAGGACCAATTGATTTAGAGAAAGTCGAAGACAAAAAAATAAAGCAGTTGGTATCCGAGGGACAACCGGGTAAATATTTCATTACTCTTCCTAAGTCGCGAGTAGCAGTTGAAGTGAAACTCTTAACGAGCATTGATGAAACTACTCTTAATCGCACTCAGGAAATGAAAAAGAAAAAGAAATTAGCGGTGCACCCCCTAACGGATCATCTCAAGCGCATTATAATTTCGGTTAATGGCGTGGCGGATTATATGCAGATTGAAACCTTTGTGGATTCAATGCCGGCATCTGACTCCCGATTTTTTAGGAAGGTGTTTGGACAACTTACACCTAACATCGAGTTAAAACAGGATTTCGTCTGTCGCGAATGCGAATACGAGCAGGAGTTGGAGGTGCCCTTCTCTACACGGTTTTTTTGGCCTGACTCCTAAATATATGGAAGGCGTTTACGAACAGTTCTTCGCCTTAAAATACTACGGTGGTTGGAGTTTCATTGAAGCATATAATCTTCCTATCAAATTGCGCGAGTGGTTCGTAGAAAGATTAACCAAACAACTAAAACGAGAAGCAGACGCAATGTCGTCAAAATAATAGGGAAGCTGGCATGTGCTTCCCTATTTTTATTGGGCAGTACTATTTATTAATGATATCAAGGAGGTTCTTTCAATGAAAAATGAAAAAGACCTGAGTCCGGTGGTTATTGATTTCTCTCAGGCAAGAAATGAAGAGGGAAAATTAAATGAATCGTGGCTATTAATGTTCGGTGGAATTCTTCGATGGTTAATGCCATCTTTATATCGCGGGAGTGTTCTTCCTCTTAAGGTTAAGGGAAGTGAGTCCGAAGTTAGAAGCTTCGCGAATGTTCTTTCAAAAGAAAAAAGATACCTTCAATCCTGGAAAGATAACGGGTTGGATAATCCTTCTACCTATAGAGACAAAGGCAACCTTGATCGAGCAGTGGGGAAGTTTGAAAGAGTAACTGGTTTGAAATGGCCATTTACCAAATAATGGGAAACGCATAAGGAATGGCAAAAGAAAAAGGCAGACTCAAAACCGAGAAGGCAGGCAAAGCGGCAGGCAAAATTCAAGATGCTACCCGCAGCGCCGCTGCCAAGAGATCTCTTAATGCTCAAATAGAGTCCACTGAAGAAGCAAAGCGCTCCCTCGAACTCAAACAGAAAGAGGGAGCAGAAGAGCTAGCTCTCGTTGAGGCGAGGATGAGGTATAATGAGCAGCTGCGCGAGCAAGCAAAACTTCAAAAGTCTATTTTCCAGGAGGCAGAGGGTTATCATGAGCAAGAAATAGCGCACATGGATGCCTTCATCAAGAAGGCCGAACGGCGCCAAAAGCAACTGGAAGCAGAAGTTAAGTATTCTGCCCTTAAAAATGAACACTTACAGCAAACCAATTCACTAGTAGATGGTGTAGCATCTAGATTTGGGTTAGCGTCAAGCGCTGCCGGTGGGTTTGTGAAGCAATCCTTGGAGATGTATAAGAATTTGAAGAAAAGCGCCGAACAATCGGGGATGACCGGATTAGGCGCAGGTTTAAAAGCATCCACCCAGATGATGGGAAATCTTACGAAATCGGTTATGTCTGCTTTGAACCCGATGAATGTTGCCGAAACTTTAATGAGTAAAATCTGGACTGCGAGTATGGAATATTTCTATAAGAGTTCTGAAGCGCTCGCCAACTATAATAGAGTAGCGGGTGATTTGGGTACCTCATCGAAAGCAGTTGGAAAGGCAGTTAATTGGTCGTTGGGTATTATGCCTGAGCATGCCGCCGCCGCTGGGGGGGCATTAGCAAGCACTTTGACTTCTTTCACCTCCATGTCACTCGACACGCAGACAAATCTTGTGCGCACTAGCGCCGAGTTGGAGAGGGTTGGAGTTAGTGCTTCGGTGACAGGTGGCGCTTTAAATACCATGACCAAGGCAATGGGAATGACCGCCAGCGATGCAGAGAAACAATGGAAAGGCATGGCAGTAATGGCATCTAGTTTTGGTAAAACTCCAGGTCAATTTGCAGCAGATTTTACCTCGGCGAGCAAGGTATTGATGGCGCAAGGTCCGAAGATGATGGATGTGTTTAAAGATTTGGAAGCAACTGCAATGGCCAGCGGGTTAGCAATGGATAAACTTTTAAGTGTCGCTGGACAGTTTGATACTTTTGATACTGCCGCTCAAAAAGTAGGTAATTTAAATGCATTGTTAGGGGGCGACTATCTTAATACGCTCGAAATGATGGACATGACGGAGAATGAAAGAATAGAAACGCTCAAGTCTTCTCTCGACATGGCAGACAAGAATTTTAATCAGATGAGCAAATATGAACGCATAGCAATTGCCGAGCAAATGGGAATGGGAGTTGACGAACTATCTCAAATGATGAATGCTGATACTGCCGAGGCTAGAAGAGCACGCGAAGA